TATACACATCACTGTAGTGAAGTACCTCAAATTCCCCAACTACTTTATGAGAGTGAAGTGGCAGTTAGTTATCGCGAACAAACCGCTTCACTGAAATAAAGCGCTTCACTGTAATGAAGTAGCACCTTACGGGATAGCCAGGACGACATAGCTTGTTGTATACAAGATAAAGTTCATTGATGAATCTGCAAGAAAGTGTTGACAGGTGGGCTTGCAAGTGTTATCATATAGTTGCAAGGACAAACTTGCACCGAACATCAATCACAAGACGAAAGGAAGACACCAATGGCTGATACTTGTACCTGTACCACTCCCACCAACGTTTCGCACGTTATGCTGTATGAAGATGCAGCACAGAACATTTATGGGCTTGTCTATGACAAAGACGGCAATCTGCTGAACATCGTTTGCGGTGTTGGCAAGCTTGACCCGCTGCCCATCAGCGCCTTTGAAGAGGCCGCAAGGCGTGGTTTCCCGTATGCACCCCAGTGGAACCCCTGTTGCCACGATGGCAAGACCATGGAGCAGCAGGCAGCAGAGCTGGAAGCCCAGCGGCACCACATCGGTACCATCTTCACGAACCAGAGCCCCACGGCGCTTTACCCGACGAACGGCGATAGCACCGCAAAGCAGTTTCTCATGCGTTGGATTTTCTGACCGATACAAGCACCCGTAAATAATGAAAGGTAGGAAGAATATGTTTAACAAGAACAACCAGAACGCCGCCCCCGAAGTCGTCAAGCAGTATCTCAGCATCAAAGGCGCAACCATTCAGGCCGCTCACCTCATCGCTGACAATATCGCCGTGTTCACCCTGAACATTTCCGGCGCAACGTTTATGAACCTGAAAGTTGTGCAGGGGAAAAACGGCATGTTCATTGCAATGCCCCAGACCAAGGGCAAAAATGACCAGTGGTATGACCAGTATCGGATTTATCTCAGCGACGAAGACCAGCAGCGTGTTATTGACACGGTGGGCGCTCATTGCATGGACAAGGGCGCTAAAATCGACTTCAAAACCCGGTATGAGGTGAAATAAATATGAGCAGGCGGAGTAGAGTTATCCCGCTTGACCTTTACCAAAGCGGTGGGTGGGTTAATATCCCATCCATCGCTTCTTTAGGTTGTTGGTGTAATATCATCATCGGCAAGCGTCAAGTGGGCAAGACTTATGGCACACTCTTACACGAATTAAAACAGGGCAAGCGGTTCCTGTATCTGAGACGCACTACAACCGAATTTGACGCCATTACCAGTGACCCGGATTTGAATCCCTTTCTTCCGCTCAAGTCTGAGGGGTTTGAAGCGGACATTGTGAAGAGTGGCAAGGTGACTTATACCATTGGCCGCTTTGAGTATGAAGAGGGCAAGCCGAAAGAGTGTCTTGAAAAGTACGGAATTGGAATGACGCTCCCCAGCATTGCCAATATTCGTGGCTTCAACGGCACACAGTTTGAAGAGGTTGTCTTTGATGAATTTATTCCGGAAAGAATCGTGGTCAAGCGCAAGGCTGAGGGCGATGCACTCTTAAACGCTTATGTTACCATCAATGGCAACCGGGAACTGCAAGGCAAGCCCCCGCTCAAGATTTGGCTGCTGGCGAATGCCTTTGATATTGCGTCGCCCATCTTGGTGGAATTGGGATTGCTGGACGACCTTTCAAAAATGGTACGTACCGGCAAAGAATGGATGATGACAGATTCCGGCGTTTTTCTGGCAATGCCTAAGTCGGAAGTTGTCAGTAGCAAACGGGCCCAAACGGCGTTCATGCGTCACATGTCCAAGAACAAAGACAGTAAATTCTATCAGATGGCAATGGAAAATAAGTTTTCCTATAACGACCTGTCCAACGTTCACCCCATGAACTTGAGAGGTATGAAACCGGAGTTTGTTGTTGCTGGCCTGTACTGCTACAGCTACAACGGCAACCGGTACTACTTGTGCACGTCCCACCATGACAGTCGTGAAGTGTATGAAGACAGTAAAGCCGGGAAAACTGCCTTTCGTTTGCATCACCCGTTCTTTGAAGCAATGCTGAATCTGAATCAGGTTTGGTGCAGCGACATTCCGACCCTGCTCAAAATCAAAAAATATCTTGACATCGAAGACTAACTTTAGTATAGTATAAGTGCAGGGGGCCCCCAGAAAACTGATGGGCCGGAAGCCCACGGGGTAGCATTTCAGTTTTGCGCACCCCCTGCTTTGTTAGAAAGGACGTGGGACAATGCTCACTTACTCCTATAAATACGCAGCCGAAAAACGGCTGTCCCCTCACTTTCGAGTGAGGGAATTTCATTCCAAACACGACCCCACCGACCTTGTAAAGGTGGATGAAAAGTTGTTGCGGCTCTTGGAGAACATCCGGAATTATACGGGAAAACCCGTTCACATTAACAGCGGATACCGTTCACCGGAGTACAACGCAACGCTCAAGAATGCATCTCCCCACTCACAGCATTGTGTCGGAAAGGCTGCTGATATCGTCATAGCAGGTGTACCACCTGCAAGGGTTGCCGAAATAGCAGAATGCTATTTGGGCAGCTCAGGCGGTATCGGCATTTATAAAACGTTCACGCATGTAGACGTGCGTACAGGGCACGCACGCTGGAAAGGTGGTTATTGATATGGCACTCACTCTTAACGAAGTTGTATCCCTTGCAAACGCTGGCTTTACCAAATCGGACATCGCAGCATTTATGAACTTGGGCAATCCACAGACGACTCCCCCCAGCCCGGTACAGGTTCCCGGTGCAGCAGCACCCACGGTTCAGACCGTCCCGGACATGCATAAAACTGACCCGTTGGGCACTCAGATGAACGAGCCGCCCAAGTCCCCCGCCATTCCCGATTATGGGCAGATGATGACGGCGCTTGAGAACCTGAGCAAAAAGGTTGAAGTGTTGACAAACCCCGTTCCGTCCGCTGGCACCGTGGGCGCACCCCCCACCGTTACCAGTGTTGAAGATATCATCATGGGTGCAATCAAGCCCGCAGCGGCCCCCGCCGCTGACGTGGATTTCATGAAAGGAGTTGTAAAGTAAATGGCAAATCCGAACTTTCCGACGCTGGCAGGTGCAAGCGTTTTCCGCCCGCAGGACATCTACACCATTGCCAATGAGTTGGTTAAGCAGGTAACGGGCCAAACCCCCGCTATTCAGGCGGTTGACACGTCCAGCTTTATCAACGTTGGTCAGATGTGTCTTAACCAGAGCAAAGAGGGCACGTTGCAGGCCCTCTACAACATGGTTGCAAGAACCATCGTCACCACCCGAAGCTATTCTGGCCGCTTTACCAGCATCGAAGCAACGTCTCAGGAATGGGGCCTTTTCGTCCGCAAGATTGCATTCTTTTCTGGCAAGTTTGATGAAACCAAATTCATCAACACCAAGCAGAACCCCGACACCCTGAGAGACGGCCAGAGCGTGGACATGTACAAGATTTCCAAGCGGTATCCGCTGGAAATGTGGTATACTGGCCAGAGCACTCTTGACCAGACTTACACGACTTTCAGAAGCCAGCTCAAGACCGCATTCACCAGCGAGAGCGAGCTATCCGCATTTCTGGCAGGCATTACCACGGAAGTTGCAAACGATGTGGCAAGATGGAAGACGGCAGAAAACAGGGCTCAGGTGATGAACTTTATCGGTATGCTGTACAACACCGGCAAAGCCGCCCAGAAAGTCAACCTCACCACGGAGTACAACAAGGCAAGAGGCACAGCGTACACCACGCACGACCTGCTGACCACCCATTTGCAGGAGTTTCTTTCGTTCTTTGTTTCCCTGCTGGAAACCCAGACGGCCCTGTTGGAAGAGAGCACCGACCTGTATCACCTTGTTCCCGCCTGTACCGATGACAACGGCGACCCGTTGACCCTGCTCAGAGACACGCCCAAGAGTGAACAGAAACTGCTCCTGTATCAGCCCCTTATCAACGATGCCAAGGCGTGGGTTTTCCCTGCTATCTTTGGCCCGGGATACCTGTCCTTTGGCAATTTCGAGGGCGTCAACTTCTGGCAGAACATCAACGACAAATCAGCCGTTGACGTTATCCCGGCTCAGTTTAACGTCGATACGGCAGTACAGGAGACTGGCCCGGAAGTCAAACTCGATTATGTGGTTGGCCTGCTGTATGACCGTCGGGCCCTTGCAACGGTGTACATGATGGACAGTGTTTATACGACTCCCTTTAACACGAAAGGCGAGTATTATAACACCGAGCATCATTGGAAGATGAACTATATTCAGGACCCGACCGAAAACGCCATTCTCTTCTATATGGCAGACGACGCCCAGCCGTAACCAGCCGCAAGGCCCGACCTTAAAAGGCCGGGCCTTTACTTTTACAAGAAAGGATGATAGAATAATGGCAAGAGGAGACTTTAACGGCGCTGTTCCTGCCCCCAGTGTGGAGCATGGTTATACTTTCCATTTTGGCAACGTCCAAAAGCGAGTGAACAGCACCCAAGCCTTTGACTACACCAAACTCCCGGATGTAGAGCGTTGTGATTTCAAGCAGACGACCAGCATGGAACATCCTGTTATTTTCGTCACACTGAATAGCATCAACATTTCCCCCCAGTGGAATTACTGCCAGTGTGAAGAAACAGCATCTTTTTATTGGATTAAAGACATTTCCATTGGCGTCCGTGGCCGTGGTACGGCGAACATCTGGACTTTTTCGTTAGAGCTTGACCCGCTGGCAACGTACCGGGATGAAATCTTGAAAACCAAGGCATACATTTTGTATGGCTTCAATGAGGACGCAAGCGGTGCAACCTATCGCTTGCAGGATACCCGGCAGGCGGTAGCACGTCACCCGACAATCAGCAGCAGCGAAGTAGAGACTTGTCCCGGCACAATTTCCGCTGCTGGCGTGTATGTCCTTTCGGCAGTTGGTAAAGACGGCCTGCTGTCCTACGCACTCAGCCGCTCCCAGCTTGCCAGCCTGCTGGACGCAATTTCCATCAGTTGGGCAGCAGAAACCAAAGCAATGATTGATTGGAAGATTGCACTCCCTGAATTTATGAACAAACTTGTTTTCGGTGCAAACGCAACTTCCAATATCCGTTCGTGCATTTGGATTCCCGTGGATGACGGGCTTGTGGGAACAGGCAGCGGCAATATTACGTTGGGGCAGTTTTCCACCGGAGTTTCTGCCCCCATCGTCAGTGCAAATAGCAACAAAGTGCACGTTGTCAATATTGACATCCCTTGGCCTGCTGATGACTGGAAACGGATGAACTGCCAAATTCAGCTTTATCTCCCCTTTATCGGAGTCATTGGAATTCCCGTTGACCAGTGCAACGGCGAGAGCAGCTTAACGATTATCACGGCTTTTTCCTTTGTTGACGGTGGTGTGACGGTCAAAGTCAATGCGGGGAACTATACCATTTATACGGGCAGTACCAACATTTCGGCCCCTTATGGTATCGGGACATCCAACTTTGACCCGGGCAAAATGTTGAGCGGAGCCGTTTCAGCCGTGGGCAGCGCAATGACATTCGGTGGTGGTGTGATGGCTGCTGCAAGGGGTTTCGGTGCTGGCCTTGGGCAGTTGGCCGCTTTTGGTTCCGGGCAAGCAGCCAATGCAGCGGCAGGCGGTGTATCTGCTGTCACTCAGTCAATACAGCCCATCACCCAGAGCGTGGGCACGCTGTCCGGTGCAAGTCAGATTTATCTCCCCCTGACGGCCCGGCTCACACTGCTGTATTATCCGCCCATTGACGATTCCGGTTTTCAGGGCTTGTATGGACATCCCGTTATGAGGGTTGCAACCCCTGCAATGGGGTATTGCAGAACAGCGGGTTTTTCCTGTCAACCCCTGAACGCAAAGCCGGATGAAATCGACTACATCAATTCCGCAATGGATTCAGGAGTATTTATTGAATGAGGTGAAGCTTATGTATCAGTGTTATAGTGGGTATTACGATGGGGGTACGCTTTGCGGCAATTTCGATGCAACCTTTTCCACAGACAGTATGACGTATTGGGAACGCTCTTTCTTTCAGCGCTTGCGGGGTCTGATTGAATTTAACGGACTCCCGGAAGCCGGGCCCGGGCAAGTTGGGTGGGATTATGACGCCTTTTTATACCAGCTGTTCCGGACGGGTTTTGCAACGGTTTTTCGTTCCAAAACTTATGGCCTTGTCGTGCAGCCTGCCTTTCCCACGGGTTTTGGCCTGCAATTCCAGCCACGGGGAATGCAGGTTTCAACCACGTTCTTTAATTTCCCCCGTCCGCTGGAAATTGGCAAAGAATGCGGGGTTATCAAGCTCACGCCTGATTACCAAGGCACATGGGATTTGGTGACGAAATACGCAAGAGAGATGCAGCTTGCAGAAATCGCAATCCGGCAAAGCGCAATCAACGCCCGTTTTGCATACGCTGCAATGGCAAAAAACGACAAACAGAAGCGGAGTTTGGAAGCATTGTTCCAGAAGCTTGCAAACGGTCAACCCGGTATCATCATGAACCCCGACATGGTAAAAGAGCTGACCAGCGCAAAAGGGGAAACCGGCTGGACGCTCCCGGTGGTGCAGTTTGACCGGGATTTGAGCAAGAACTTTATCTTGCCCGACCTTATGGAATACCGCCGCAACATCTTGTGCGATTTTTACCGGGAATTGGGCGTCAGTGTTCAGCCCAACAAAAAGGAAAGAATGGTTGTCACGGAGTCCAAAGCAGCGGACGCCGAAACGTTCAACCGTCGTGAAGTGTGGAGAATCACACTGGAAAAGTCTTTGGACATCGTGAACGAGATGTACGGAACCAATATCACCTTTAAGATGATTGAACCGGATTTTGATGCAGGCGAAGCGGATGAATCCGAACAGCAGCCCAGCAGAGAGGAAAAAGAGGTGAAGAAAGATGCTTCTGAATGAATTGCATTCGACCTGTTTGGAAACCATGCTGATGGTTGACCGGGATTTGTTTTCCAACATGGTTGTCCCGGACGGCGTGGAAAAAGGCGGCGTAATCGCCTGTATTCGCCGTCTTCATGGTCTGGCCCCCCTGTATCATCCTGACCCCTATTGGATGAAGCAGGAGATGTACTGGTGGAGTCGTCAGAATTTGCCCATCTGGAAAAAGCTCTTTGCTACGACCAAACTGGACTATAACCCGATTTGGAATACCGATATGAGCGAGCGGAGCCGGGACGTGACATCCGTGACCCGGGACACGTCCCAGAACGTCGCCCAGCATTCCAACGGTGGAGCGGAAGAACAGTCCCAGCATTCCGACGACCGTCACCAGATGGAAACCACCGGCAACCTTTATCATGAGCATACCAAGGATGATGGATTCACCACGGATACCGGAGCCGCCACGGAAAAGACCGTGGGCAGTCAGGACGGCAAGAAGCATGGGTTTGCTCATACTCAGACCGAAGCGGACGACACCCGGGATACCAAGGGCACGCTTGACCGGGATACCACGGGAACCCGCCTCACGTCCCACGATGAAACCATGACCGATAAAGTCAAGACCACCAAGGACTCCCAAACTGATGTAGAGGGCAAAATTTCAGCAGAGAATGAAGCCAATTATCAGCCGTTCGACGCAAGCACCACCATTTATAAGGAGACGGGAACCGCTGATGAAACCCGCAACACCAATTGGACAGAGAACGAAAACACCAGCGGCACCCAAGACGATGTGACCACAGAGCACATGACCGACCACCAGACCAGTACCAGTGACACGGAAACCAAGGAAGACACCAGCCAGCTGACCACGGGACTTTCTGACAGTGCATCCCGGGCCCACGGAACCCACGGGGATACCGGCAGCACGGACGGCCACGGGCACACGGAACGGCAGGCTGGCGACCGTGGCACGGCTCAGGATTCCAAGACCGGCAAGCACGATGAACACAGTATTACTGCCCAGACCGGCAAAGAAAACGTTACCACGGAAGTGGTGCACGAATACACCAAAGGCGGTAACATCGGCGTCACCACGACCCAGCAGATGATTGAAGCAGAGCGGGAAACCGTGAAGTTTGACATCTATCGGTACATCGCAGATTCTTGGCGTAGCACATTCTGTCTTGACGTTTACTAAAAGGAGTGGTATTATGATAACGGAAATCGTTATGGCCCTCATTTCCGGTGGTGTAACCCTGTTGGGTGTTCTCATTGCAAACAGCCGTTCAGCAGCGGTGACGGAAACGAAGCTGGAAGAGCTGACAAGGGAAGTGAGGATGCACAATAATTTTGCTTTGCGTGTTCCTGTCATTGAAGAACAAATCAAAGTTGCAAACCACAGAATCGACGATTTAGAAAGGAAAGTGGGTGAATAACTTATGAAAATGAACGTCAAACCCGCAACCGTCGCAAGAACTGTTGTTCTTGCCCTTGCCCTTGTGAATCAGCTGCTGAGCGCAGCAGGCAAAAGCCCGCTGCCCATTGATTCCGCTTCCGTGGAACAGTGGGTAACTGCTGGCCTCACCACCGCTGCTGCTATTTGGGCTTGGTGGGAAAACAACAGCTTTACCCCGGAAGCTATGCAGGCTGATATTTACATGAAGCAGATGAAAGAGAGGCGAAACTGATGGATTATCCGTTTTGCGCACAGCCGGGCTACACGCCCGGAGACCCCGCAATGTACGATTTGAGGTGGATGGTTTCTCAGATTCAGAGCCTTACGGCGCTTTGTCAGGGACTTGCCAAAGGACAGGAAGCTCAGGGCGGCAACATTACGGCACTCAACAGCGCACTGACCGACCTTGCCAAAGCCCAGACCTGTATCAACGAACGACTGAACCACGGGGACTTTGAAAACGAGAACTTTGAACGGTGGGCCAATGACAACTTGCCGGATATGGTTCTTGCTATGGTTCGGTTTGTGTGGTTTGGTCTGACCCCTGACGGCCATTTCGTGGCTTATGTCCCCGCTAACTGGAATTTCCTGAAATTCTGTACGCCGATGGACATCACAGAGCCGGAATACGGCCATCTGATTATCAACTACTAAGAAAGGAGACTTCCAATATGAGTTGCAACAAACATGATTGCCGCCCTTATCCTGTTGAACCTGCTCCCTACGCTCCCGGTGGGTGTGGCCCCTGCAAGCCGGGCCCCCGTCCCGGGCATTGTCCCCCGCCGCCCCCGCCTTGTCCCCCGTCTCAGTACATCGGGGCCCGGTACGTTCCGAAGTTGGCCGACCCCAGCGAGTGGGACGGCGCAAAGGCTTATGAAAACCTTATCATTGTGACCCATAACAATGAGTCCTATACCAGCCGTTGCCCGGTGCCCCCCGGTATCGACATCACCAATGAAAGATATTGGGCCAAGACCGGAGCATACAACGCCCAGTTGGAACAGCTCAAAGCCGGTGTTTCCGACCTGTCCAGTCAGGTGACGGGCTTTGCAGAAGACAATAAGGAATTCCGTGAAAAAATCACCCAGTACGACAAAGACAATGCGGAGATGAAAAACACCGTTGCCAAGAACGACGCAAGGGTTGATGCTCTTTCGGAGCGTGTTGCAACCGCTGAGACGGAAATCGACGGCTTGCAGGCCACGACCGCCCAGCACACCACAGAGATTGCCGACCTGCACGCCAAGGATGAGGATTTGCAGCGGCAGATTACCAGCAACGACAACGACATTTCGGCAATTCAGGCCAAAGACGTGGAGCAGGATTCCCGGCTGAATGGCATTGATACTAAGCTGAAATCCCATGACGCCACGTTGGCCCAGAACACCGCAGACATTGCCAAGAACACCAAAAACATTCAGGACAATGCCGCCCAGATTGCCGTCAACGCCCATGAGCTGGCCGACCATGCCGAAGAGCTGAAAGACCACGAAGCCCGGCTCACCGCCCAGCATAAGGAAATCACCGACAATCACACGGCGATTGAGCGGAATACTTCTGACATCGCCTCTTTGCGTTCCGACCTCACCGAAGATGAAGCCAAAATCGAAGCGAACCGGGACGCCATCGCCCACATTCAGGAAAAGGATGTGCAGCAGGATGGGCGGTTGGATGCACTGGAAAAGCGCACCACCGCCGCTGAGGGCCGTCTTGACGGTCTGGACACCAAGACCGATGCAACCAATACCGCTTTGACCGCTGAGGTTGACCGGGCAAAGGCGGCGGAACTGGCACAGGGCAAGCTCATTGCCAAGAATGCCGCCGAGCTGGCCGACCATGCAACCGAGTTGGCGGACCATGAGGGCCGGATTTCTGCCCTGGAGACCGACAACACGACCAACAAGCAGGACATTGCCGACCTCAAGGCCAAGAACACGGCCCAGGATACCGCCATTTCCGGCAACACTGACGCTATCGCCCATCTGAGGGAAGACCTGTCCGGTTACGTCAAGACGGAAGTTTACACGGCAGGGCAGGCCGCACAGGATGCCATTATTGGCGACTGGACGACCGACCACCCCGGTCAGACCGTTTCCCAGTGTGCGACCTCCCAGGAAACCGAGCTGGAAGAACACGCCGGGCAGATCGCCAAGCTGGAAACGGACAAGGCGGACAGGAGCGAGATTCCCGACGTGTCTAATCTGGAAGTGTACCCCGTACCCCGTTCTCAGTATATTACATTGGGCGGCATGGGCATTGTTAACCCCAATTCGACAACGAAACTACAGCTTGACAACATTTCTATTCCGTTCCGAGTAAAACCCGGGCACGCAATCAGCATCAGCCAAGCCTTTTGGCACATTGCCTATTATACCACTGCTGGAGAGTATAAGATTTCGTATGGTAACACGATTACGAACCCAGAGATGAATCCCCTTTCGCTTGTTTTTAAGTCTGGCGTTCCCGAGGGACGTTATAACGCTCTTCTTGCACAAGGAGGAGCATTCCCCAAACCGGAAGATATCGACCTCACTAAAATGGCGCTTATTCAGTTTTCCGCCATCATTACCGTAAGTTAACAAAAAGCCCCACGACCGAAAGGCCGTGGGGCTTTTCTTTTGTTCCACGTGGAACATTTACAGGGATTTGTACAGGATAATCACAAGAACGATATCCACAACCAATACAACGGTTACACATTTAATAACAGTGTCCATATTAACCAAGCCTTTCTTCTGTAAAATCTTTTGTCATCTGGCCCACTTCATAGCGCCTTGGAGTCATGACAACCCAAGAGGCACTGTGAGTGGGTTTCTTCATGTCGTGACGTTCTTTGATGGGGCTATTGTGATATGTGAGCATCTGGCCCCCAGCGTCTTCAATAATGAGAAAATCGTTCAGATTTTCTATATCGTTCTTGAGGGCTGCTTTCCCCTCTTTCTTGCCAACTCCTGCAATGGTACTTTCGAGAACCCCGTCACACGTCCGGGCCGCATAGCATTTGGCGTGAAGAAACCTGAATTCGGTATAGCCAAAATCGGCTTGCGGGTGTTCATCTTCCGCAACCCCGATGAAGACTTTCTTCCCGTTTGCTTTTTTGACGACCACACCACGCTTTTCACACTGACGGGCCACGGATTCATTATAGGCTTGAACGCCTTTCATCTTTGGGCCTTGATACTTGCAACTGTCTGTATCCCAGTAGATGACGGATTCCCAGCCGACAATCTTTAAGAGCTGCCACAGCTTTAAACGGGTTAAGCTGGCTGTCCAGAGTCCCCACAGAAAGGGGAACTTCTCAGACTGCTTCTTATAAACTTTGTCGTCGTTCATGTCTTGCAGGGTATCTTCCCAATGGGTGCATTCAAATTCAATATCATCTCCTATTTGTGCGTCGTATTCATCACGGATTTGCTTTTGGGCAGTTGCGCCGTAAATCGTGTTTACACATATTTTCGAGAATGCGTAATCCGGGCTGTTCTTCATGGTTTCTTTGATTTTGAATTTTTCCAAAATCGCAAGCCGGAACGAGTCGGGCAAATAGGCCAGCTGAAAAGCAAAGGATTCCATACAAATCATCTTTGTATAAAGGTATCCGTCCCGGATTCTTTGCCAGTCGTTGGAATCAACGTAGATAAAAGCGCCGTGGGCACCCAGCAAGCGGCCATTGTCAACGCCTAACTCCCCGTCAATGCTTGCACACTTACTGACCGAAATACAGGGGTCAGGACATTCCGGCTTTATCTGAAAGTCAATCAACAGAATTTTGCCCACCCAGCCATACCCGGCAGCAATCAGGCGGTTCATGTCGTCTTCTTCCGTTTCGTCCGGCAGGTCAAAGGGCCTGCCGCTTGGAAACTTCCACAAAAGCTGTTGTGACGGGTGGGCACTCTTGAAGTCATACGAGTTACAGTTGTAATAGGTTTGACCCGCCCGCCATCTTGTCCCGTGAGTGTCACCGCCTGCCATTGCCTTATACGCCAAAAGGGTTTGACTCTTGGACAACGCAAGCCGCCGTATAGCGTCCCGGCATACTTTGTCATGAGAAATCTTGCTGTTGACCTCAGCAACGACAAGCGCTGTATTTGTCAGCGGCAAAGTGGCCGTGTTATAACCACGCTCTTTCTTTAAGCGTTCGATTGCTTCCCACAGACCAAGAACATCATTCACACAATACGCAAATTCGGTATCTGTTAAAGGCGTGTCGGATGTCCGATAAACCGTATAATCCAAATCGCCCTTTAACTTTTCATGCTTGCAGCCCTCAGTTGCCCGGGCAAGACTCTTTTGGAAAAGCTTTAAACTATCCCGGAATTCGATTCCGTTCGAGAACTGCAAATACAAGGGCTTGCGGCTCTTGGTGTACAGGGCTTTGGCGTCGCCCCAGTGTGCACAAAGCATCTGAATCAGATAGGTATATTCATAGCCCAGATTGTGCACAAAGATGATGAGGCGCTTCTTTTCGGTAATGCCCCACTTGTCTACCAGCGTGTCAATGATGTCCACCCAGTCTTCAAAGTAACGGGGAACCACCACGGCCCCACCGATACAGGTCTGAAACGAGTATGCAAAGCCGTCCTCTTCCGTGTTGGTGGTTTCAATATCAAAAGTACAAGTGACATCCATGTACTTGCGCACAAAACGGCGCTGCCCAGCTTTTGCACGCTTGGATTTTTGGGCCACAGCCTTGGGCTTTTTGAGCATCGCAAGAAATTCTTGTTTGGTTTCTGCTATCTCGATTCCTTGCGAGTATCTCATACTTAACCCCCAAACTTTCGTAAAGATTCCAGAAGTAAAGCGCCCTGTTGTTTGTCTTCATCGTACAAGCGGCCCATCTCGCTGGCCCGCTCTTGCTGTTCCCTCAGATATTCCAAAGAGCCGTGTGCAGCACGACCGGAAAGAATCTCACCACGAATGAGCGGAGAACCCAGAATCTTTTCCCATTCTGCCGTCATGTACTTTTCAAAGAGGGCGGAGAGCTCTTCCGTAGTTCCCTGAAAACCCTCTTCCCGGGCCATATTCAACACCTTTTGTTCATGGGCTCTTAACCCCTGCAATGTGCTTGTTTTGGCTGTCATGTACTCCCGGAGATTGTAAAACTGCTTTTCGAGCTGCTGCCGGGACATCTTGGCAATAGCCTTTTGACTTTCCGTAAACCGTGGCTTTTCCTTGCCAGTAAGGCGAGCGGCCATATTATAGGCCCACTTGGTTTGCCCGGCTTTTTCCAGAGCACGCAAGCGGCTGTTCGCTGCTTTGGCCGCTCTTCTGTTGATGTCCCGGAGCTGTTCGGTGCTGTATGCTTTAACGGGTTTTTCGCCTTGTGCGTAGTCCGCCCAAGGCTTGGCACGGAACGGACGGCCCGGGCCCCCCTGTTTCCGCTTCTTCTGTTCTTTCTTTTCAGCGAGCTTTTGCTGCTTGCGCTGCTTGGCTGCTTTTTTGTTGGACGTCTTGCCCGATTCTTTCCGGGCCCGGGCCTTGGCGTTTTCATCGGACTGGACAAGACCGGTTTGGTTTTTCAGTTTCTTCATGTTACTTACTCCCCTTATACTCCCGGATGGTACTTGTAACCAGTGCCCACAGGTTCAAATCTTCTGAACCCACCTCTTGCAGCTTTTCACCTTTTTTATCATACTTTGCAATGACACAAGTTTGTGAATCGTATGTGTAATAGTGCCTTGCGCCAATGTAGACACCGCTGTCTACAAGCTTTTTCCGCATGGTATCGGTTAATTTAATCATGGTATTTCCCCCTCATATCAAAATATTGTAACCGGAAATCCCCAGCCGGCAGAAGAATCAAATTCGGATTGAACATGGTTACACGAATGAACTTCATATACTTGTCAAGTTCTTGCATGTTCATCTGTTTGCATCCTGCTTTAAGACGCCAAGCAAAACCATGCTCAATTCGGTTCACCGGGTGCGCTTTTTCCGGTGCGCAAGTGACGTGCTCATAAATGTAAACTTTCATTGTTAAAACTCCCCATCATGATAATATACGATTAACTCCCGCTCACCTTTCTTGATTGCCGGATGTGAAGCGGTTGCACTTGCATTGACAAGGCCCGTCCGGAAGATTCCGGCACAATCGCCCACCACTTCAAAGGTGTATTTGTATCTGGTTGTCTTGTACTCGCTGTCTTGGTGACGGAGCAGGTAATTTTCTATGGGTTCAAAGTTGCTACATTTAATGTATTGAATCATTGCTTCTGTCCTTTCTCACTTGACATTAAGCGAACTTTGTGCGTGTCGCTGAGAATCCCACGCCGTGAAGCTTCTTCCATACTATGACAGTAACCATACTTGTGAAGATTCACATTGTAGAAACGTTTCGGATACCGCTTGACAAGAAGCTTGCCCGTTCCATCTTCAACACCCACACGGTAATACTCAAAAGACTTGCCGATTGTCCAGCCTTTCTGCTGAAGCTCTTTCATCTGTCTCATACTGACTACAAACGTTTTCATTGTGTGCACCCCCTGTTAATTATTGGTCTTGCCATACTTTGAACTAAGAACACCCTTTACGCCCAGTATCTCCCACACGTTCAGACCGTCACCAGTTTCATCAATTAACCGCTGAACCGCCACATTGCGTGCATCCACGGGGTCTTCCGCATTCACCATATAACAATCATTGTAGTTATCACGGTTGTTATGAACGTATACATTATAGAGTTTCATTGTTGTATGTCCTTTCTCTTGAGGTGTGTTCCCTTTCACTGTCTATAGTATAGCACACTTGTGCCCACCTGTCAACACTTTCTTGCAGATTCATCAATGAACTTTATCTTGTATACAACAAGCTATGTCGTCCTGGCTATCCCGTAAGGTGCTACTTCATTACAGTGAAGCGCTTTATTTCAGTGAAGCGGTTTGTTCGCGATAACTAACTGCCACTTCACTCTCATAAAGTAGTTGGGGAATTTGAGGTACTTCACTACAGTGATGTGTATA